GGTCCAGGGGTCCGTGGAGCCGATTCCACAAGAGGTCCCGGGGGACCAGGTCCCGGAGCCAGTAAAGGTGACCCCGTTTTCGGTCCCGACAATCAAAGAGATTCCAGTCTCTGGCGACCTGTTTCCAAGCGCCCCCGAAAAAATAGCTGGTCCAATTAATGGACAGAGGTGAAATCCTTCGGACTCCTTGGAGCGCAGCACTCTTTGCAGCCATGGTCGTAGCGCTTTACCGCTGGATCTTCAAACGGAATCAGCCTAACCATTACTATGTCAAGCCCGCATTCCTGGTCGGTCTCCTCGTGTTTGTAATCGTTCGTTACGGGCAGATGGAAGCGGGTCCTTAGGACCAGCCGCCGCGGTGGTCCTCGGGACCAAGTTAGAGCTTTGGTACCCTAAAAATCCATGGCGACCCTCACTGCATTCAATGACATGATGGAACAGTTTATCAACGAGCTCGTTCAGACTTTTCCGGACCAAAAGCAGTTTCAAAAGTTTCAGATTTCTATTGAGCTGCTCCGCAAGACGAACCCCCGCAAGATTCTGGATCGGTACATGCGTGGTGCTCAGCCTCTGAGCGATCGTATCATGGCTCGCGACGAGACTGTGATTCAGGACGTGCAGATCAAGGAGCTGAACCTCGCCGAAATTTGGACCCCGGAGCTTTCGGTGAACACCAAGAATGCCATCTGGCAGTATCTTCAGACGCTGCTGATCCTTGGCACTACGATCAGTTCTCTTCCTCAGGACGCACTGAACGCCATCGAGGCTGTGGCGAAGCAGTGTGCCGAGAACATGGACCTGTCGCAGCTCGGAGCTCTGATGGGTAATTTTCCCGCCCCTAAGTAGATGGAGGCGTTCCTCAAAAATCCCAAAGACTTTTGGCCCAAGCCGAATCGTCCGCTCCAGCAGAATGTCCTGGCGAGCATACGGTTCATTGTTTACTCTTCTGTGATCGCATTCGTCCTGACCAAGGACACCAAGGTTCTCCTACTTGGACTACTCGTTCTCGCAGGTATCTATCTTTACTTCAGAGTAAACCCATCGATGGCCCAGAATGACAACGACCCGATGAACAACTTTTCAGATCGCGTGTACAACTCGGAGCGGGTCAATGAGTCGATGGCTCGTCTCTTTCCGGAGGACACCAGGAACGCTCAGCGTGGATTCTTCACCATGCCAACTGACGACCTCGAGCCATTCCTGCGTATGCAAGGCCGTGGCCAACCATTTTGCCGCGACGATCAATGGGCTTGTACTGCCGAGGGCAACACTCATTTCCCTGACCAGCCCACGAGAACAGCCATGAACTCTTTTACTGGTCTCTATTAATGGAGATTTCGACTTCAGGGTTTCAGACTGACCCTGGCGCTCTGATCAACCGCGGTGCTCTCAATGTTCTGGCCATGGCTGAGACGACGAGCGCACTCGTACCCCAGACCACCAAGTGGTGGCGCAAGTACTATGCCGAGAAGCCTTACGATTTCCCGCATCAGGAGGTGCTCGGTGTCAATTCCGTTCAGTGGGATCCTCGCAGCACCCGCGCAGACCTTCAGAACTATCTGCTCAAGGAGCGGTACTTTAACAAGTGAAATAAAATTCACGGCCAGTAGTAATGGCGGCTATTGCTGCAGTCCTAGGCCTCGCCTTTATCGGTAGCCGGATGGGGGACGAGCCGGGTTCCTCGACCCGCGAGTGCTACACAACCGTCGTGTCCACAAATCCAGAGAGGGCAGATGCCAACTTCCCGGAGAACCCTACTATTCGTGCCAACCGTTGGTCCGGGAAGCAGGCGATGAACTTTGTGAATCCGAGTCCGATTGCTTCCCGGGATGTCCAGGGTCAGCCGGTCTATGATTTCAACTCTCGTCAGCCCATTGGAAACCTGATGAACAATCTCAACCCAAACCCGTGGACCCGTGTCGGGCCCGGTCTGGGCGTTCCAGCAAACGTCCCAGCGTACGGTGGTCACCAGCAGCTTCTGCGCGTGATGCCCACCAACACGAACGAGTATCGTCTGAACCAGCTCAAGGGTAATTCAGGTGGACCGCCCAAGAACCTCGTACCTGGTCCAGAGGCGTACCCGGTCGTGGCTCGCAACCGCCCCGACACGGACAGCGCACCAGGCTACGCCGGAAACGCAATGGCCGCTACGGTCCGGGCTCCAGAGGCTCGTGCCAAGTACGTCAAGGGTACGCGCTGGACCAAGCGCGACGTGACGGTGACTCGCGACGACGACCTCGAGTACGGCGCACCACAACAGGTCAAGCCTCTGAACTCTGCCTACGTGATCACCGGCAATCAACAGCTTGATCGCCGCGACGCTCGGGCCAAGCCTGACCGCCCTGGTAACCCTGACCGTATGAACGTTCGTGCTGACCCGCTTGGCGCAGGTGGTGCAGTTACCACAGTCCGTGTAGACTCGGTCACAGGCCCTGTACCACCCCGTGGCCAGCGTAATGTTCCGGAGACGTACGTCCGCGAGGCTATCCAACAGGCGAATCCGTTCAAGGAGAATCGCACACCTCTTGATCTCGACATTGCCAAGCGCCAACTGGCTGACAACCCCGCAAACTACACGCTGTCCGGTCCCTGAGGTGGTCCGCAGGCCCCGGGTCCCTGAGACCGGTCCCCAGACCATGGTGCGCAGCGACCGGCCACGTGAAAAAATAATAGCCCCTGGTAAGAATGTCTGGTGGTATCGTTCAGCTCGTAGCAACGGGGCTCCAGGACGTGCACCTGACTGGCAACCCGGAGATTTCCTTCTTCCGTTCGAATTTCAAGCGCCACACGCACTTTGCCATGTCCACGGAGCTGCAGCAGCTGCAGGGACCGCCGGGCGGTGGCATGTCCAGCGTTCGGTTCGAGCGCAAGGGTGATCTTCTGAGCTACGTGTACATCACCGCGCGTGACTCGACCGCCAACACGGTGTCAATCGACTGGGGCTCGTACATCGATCGCCTGGATCTGGTCATCGGCGGACAGATTATCGATACCCAGGACCAGTGCTTCTCTAACACAATCAGCCCGCTGTTCCTGAGCAGCAACTACTCTCAGCGCTACTCCCCGTCTCTCGGCACGAACACCTTCCTGCCGCTTCAGTTTTGGTTCTGCAAGGACTGGCAGTCAGCTCTACCTCTGATCGCCCTTCAGTACCACGACGTTGAGCTCCGCATATACTGGAAGAGCTCGTTCCCGGCCCAGTCATACGAGTTCCGCGTATGGGGCAACTTTATTTACCTAGACAAGGGTGAGCGCGAGTGGTTTGCCAACAACCCGCACGACATTATCATGTGGCAGATGCAACGCCAGATTGTGCCGAGCACCAGCACTATGGACGTCGTGTTCAACCACCCTGTCAAGTTTATGGCCATGCCGTGCCAGGTGTACAGCGGCCAGACCCTGCGCATGCAGATTAACGGTGTGGACATTGGTATCGACAAAGCACTGATTCACTATTCTCAGGTGTACCCGTATTATCACACCCAGTACGGCTATGACGCCCAGAACACTGGCTACACCGGCAACCCGGTGGCACTGATTCCGTTCTGCCTGGATACCGCCAAGCTTCAGCCGACCGGTACGCTCAACTTCAGCCGACTGGACACTTTCCGCCTGATCACTGCACCGGGCCAGACGCTCAAGAGCAACATTCTGAACTCGACGGCTACGCAGTATCTGTACGCCGTGAACTATAACGTGCTACGCATCAAGGCTGGTATGGCTGGTCTGATGTACAGTAACTAGAGAGTGGTCCCAGGGGTCCTGATCCCCAAAAGCCGAGAGTAATTTCGCTTCACATAACAGATGGCGACTTTGATCGCCGTGGGTTCTGCTACCGAACTCGAAGGCGATTTTACGCATTTCAAGAGTGTATTCAAACGGTACACTCCGTTTGCACTGGATTGGGTCGAACAAATGATTACTGATTCTGGAACTGTTGAGATTTCCAGAAGCGGTGACATTCTTTGGTACATTTACTTGTACAACTGGACAACCCTTCCAACGTCGATCGACTTTATGATTGGTGAGCAAATCATAAACACGATACCGACCGAGTACATCACCGGCATCGCTAGAGACATCGCCGCATCCAGGTACACGGAGACTGCCTATGATGGAACCGGCTTTCTTCCTGTGCCACTGCCCAAGATTCCCTTGAATTCCCTCAGGTATCATTCCGTCCGCCTTAGACTCAATGGATATCGCGGAGCAAAGTGCCAAGCGTGCTTCGTGTATCTCAACGAGCCACCCCAGGACACGGACATCCTGATAACCCAGATTCAAAAGTCACAGATTGACACGGACGGATCGGTGTCATTGGTCAATCCAGTCAAGTACCTTTGGTCGACGGACACGTCATCTCCGAAAATGTACATCAATGGCTTTGACTGGAACCTGACACCACCCGCTGTTTCCGCCTACTATCACACACGCTACGTACCTCCTTTCGGATTCACCTCGTTTGACAGCTACTCGTCCTCTGGCTTTGCCCTTCAAGGAACTGTGCGGACGTCACAGGTTGTCAACGGCAACGTGTACCTTTGGACCTCGACCGGAAATGTCATCACGACGAACCTCCTCACAAAAACCACGACGACATCGTTCGTAGGTTCGAACCTCGTGGCGAGCGCGGGACTCTATGTCTGCGACACAGCCGGTAAAGTATATGGTCCGGGTGGGACGGTCTCCACAGGTGTCGCTAATGTCTATGCCATGTTCTACAGTGGTTCAAACCTCTTTGTCGTCGGAGATCAGTTTTCCCGGGTTGGCGGAAGCCCTATGAGTTACCTTCCTCTTCCAAATTCATCGGGCAATGAGGTGTTCATCTATGCCGATGCTTCAGGATCTTCTAGTATGAATGTGTACACTGCATTCGTCAAGACCCAGATCGATCCATTCTTTGGGAGCGTCCAGCTGTTGCTTCATTCGTCCACCACTGACGTGTCGCTCAACCATACCCCGGTCACAGGCACTCCGGGAACTTCGAACCTGTACCAATTTGGGTCGGGCTCTATGAGTTTCAGCCCCGGGTCCTCCATCAGCTTCACGGTAAGTCCAGTGACCATCGAGTTCTGGGTACTCTTTCCGAGCTTGCCCAGTGTCACGACGGCATTCTTTGGAAACATATCAGTGACCCCAAGTGGTAACTTCGTATACGGATCAAGAACCGGGACCACCCAAATTTCAGTTAACACGTGGTACTTTTTGAATGTGCAGGGCAGAGCATATGTTAATGGATCCGACGATGGTGTATCCACGAATGTACCCACCGGAACCTTGACAGTCGGAAACTGTAACTGTCTCATCGAGGAGATTCGAGCGTCGTCTGTCGCCAGACCACCACTAACTGTCCCTACCCAACCATTTCCGGATCTCAGCACGTACCAGATCAACTACAAGGTTGCTACGGTTAGTCTTTTGAACGGAACTTCACCCGGTCTCGTGGACTTTACCCCGACGCAGCTCAGTCTCATAGGAAGTCCTTTGAGCACGTACTGTGGATCCGTGACTGCGGGTGGAGTGACCTATTTTGCACCGAGCACATCCGGACTCTTTTTCAACGGAACGCAAACATATCAACTTCCGATCCAGAGCTTTTCTGCTATAGCATTCGACGGAACCTATGTGATTCTCTTTCCGGCCCAGGCTGGTGGATCGCTCGTGTTCTATGACACTATGATCCCATTGACCATCTTTCAAGCATTTTGCCTCGACACTGGAAACCCAGGACCTACCGGTGCTCTCAATTTCAGTAGGATTCAAGCAAAGTTCCCAAAGACCACAGCTGGTGGAACCATCTGGGCTACGAACTGGAACGTGCTGAGGATACGCAACGGCATGGCTGGAGTTCTTTACGCGTCCTAGGACCGGTCCTTTTAGTCCGTGCCAACAGTATGGAACATAAAGCGATTGCCGTGCCGATGATACCCGATCCTGGAGGCGGCGGTCCAGTGGGGTCTCTCTTCCTAGTCGTCCACGACAAGAGGCACCGCGAATGGACATTTGTGACTGGTGGGTGCCACCACCGCGAGGTGATCAATCCCATACGTACTGCTATCCGGGAGCTCGAGGAGGAGACCCGAGGCGCTGTCATTCTGCGCAGAGGTACATACAAGTACATGAGTTTCAAGGCTCTCGATGCCATGTATCACGTGTTCCTGTTCCATGTGAACATCGATCCCAGATACACCATCGACCGGTTCAACTATGAAAAGTGGAAGATGGACACTCGTCAGGTTTGCTTCAGGACAATTTACGACGAAAACGACTCGTTGAAGTTTGTCACCCTAGATGAGCTCCGAAAGTGCAACGTCTGGCCGTTCATAACCGAAAACCTTTTGGAAAATCCAGAGTTTCACGAGCTGCTCGCGTCAGATTCGCAGCATAATTTTTCCATAGAGATTTCAAATGACCGCAAGCAAAACCGCACTTGTGGCGAAGCTCAAGGGCCTCGGAGAGACCTCCGATGGCTGGGAAACCAAGCAGCAGTGGCAAATTCTGGCGCAGATTCACAAGCTCGAGGACCTCGAGATTCACAAGCTCGAGGACCTCGAGAAGCTCCGGAAGATCACGGGGCGCCCGTACCACAACTGGGAGTCTAGGCCCTACGAGGACATTGAGCAGGCGATCAAGTCTCACGAGAATGGTGATCTACGGGATCTTTCGACGCGCCTGGGGTCAGGGTTTAAAAGAACCGGCTAGGAATAGGTATGGAGCGAAATCATTTCCCGACCCCGTGGCACACTTCAAAAGCTCCGACGCATCTGTGCATGAACGGGGGTCTCTTGAAGGTTCCGTGGAGCGACACGGAAAAGTTCTTTTCATGGTACGTTGACGCAGTTCGTCTCCGGCGGCTCTATCTGGTTGAAAAAATTACACCGAGGTTCAAGTTTTTCCTGGACCTCGACTGGGTGGGTGACGCACCAGATCTAAAAACACTTCGGGAAGAACTCACAGAGGCCGTCGGCACAGAGCCCATTTTCGCAGTGAGCCCTCCGAAACCCAAGGGGGAGCTGACAAAGTACGGGGTGCACGCACATTGGCCAGACCTGGTCGTTTCAAAAAAGCAAGCCTTGGAGTTACGGGAACGCCTACCGGAACACATAAAGCGGTTTGCTGACTCTAGCGTGTACAACACGGGCCTGCGTATGCTTTGGTCACACAAGAAGGACGGTTCATTGCCTTATGCACCGATCGGATCGGCCAGTGGCCCAGACGTACGCGACCTCCGCAGATTCTCCATCCGTGTCGCAGGAACTGTCGAGCCGGAACCAGTGGACGAATCCAGCGACTCTGTAGAGGCTTTCGTACGCAAGTACATCAAGGGTCATTCGCAGACGAGCCTGAAAAAGAAGAGTCCGACCAAGTACGAGAGTAACTCGAGGTACTGCGAACGCATAGGCCGAGAACACCGATCGAACCACGTCTACTTTGAGGTTTCTGGCAACGTCATTTTCCAGCGGTGCTACGACGAGGAGTGCAAAGGCTTTACGGGTAAAAAATACATTTTAAAAAGATGACGCTCTTGTAAAGCAGATGGAGGCGAAGCCGGTCGAGACCCGTACCCGTTCCGGTCGTCTGGTAAAGAAGCCAGTACTCTATGTACCTGTGGAGGTTCCTGTGGATGATTTTTCAGACTCTGATTACGATGAGGAGGAATCCGAGGTTTCTACAGAGGTTTCTGAAGACTCCGAGGAGGAGTCCGAGACCGAGGGGTCGCTAAAGGATTTCATCGTTGAGGATTCTGAAGAAGACGAAGAGGATTAAGGACGTGACGTCCTTGAGAACCAATGGAATCGCCTTCAGAGCCACCAAAGCAGGAGTGGTACCCAGAGCAAGTGTGGGTACCGAACAAAGAACCTCAGATTGAACGAAATGTTGCCATTATGGTTTTCGGTGCTTTCATCGCCGGACTGCTCCTTGGCAAAATTATGAACCCTGTGATTATCAAGAACTAGGGGACCAACTAGAAACTGTACATTGGCGTCTTGGACGAGTCGTCTGGTCTAAAGTTGCCTTCTGAACCAGACATGAGATCGATAACATTGACGTTGAGCATCTCACTGAGACGATCACCGGTTATGAGCGGCTGCACAACATCTGTAGCGCTCACATTCGGTTCCTGTTGTCTGAGGCGGACCAGAGCCGCTAGGCCCACGACGACAATGACCACCAAGGCTATGGTCATCACGTTCAGTACTACGCTCCACATACTGTTAGGCTAGAGATTTGATCATGTTTCCAAATTGAAAAATCGCCATCGAGTCTCCGTAGGAGTTGTCACCCCAGACCAGTAGTAACATACACACGAGACAGAATCGTACCCGCCTTCATTTATTCTTGGGCAACATTTGAACCCGAGGCTCCTGCGTCACCAGTGGTCTCCAGTCGCCACTTCTGGCGGTCCTCCATCTCCTTTTCAATCACCTCGTTGGCCATGCGGACCAGGGTGTCCAACGGTAGGTCCGGGTGCTCCTTGCGCAGCTTCTCAACAACCTCTGCTGGGTGACTGATCGGAGGCTCGTCCGGCCTGGAATAGTACTTGGCGTTCTCGTCGCCGTCAACCAGGCTCTTCTTGCGCTTCTCGAACATGATTGCCGCCTGGCGCTGGTTCTCGCGGTACTTGGTCATAATCTCCTGAAGCTTCTCCTCGGCGTAGTTCACATTCTCAATCTGATCACGGTCCGGTGGGATCAGCAGCCACTTGTACATGTCCACCAGGTAAATGTCAAAGGTGGCATCCTCCTTCTGAAGGCGCTTGGCGTACGACTCCGCCTCTGGCTTGGTCGCAAACACCCCGCGAATCTTCAGTCCAAACTTGTCATTCTTCTGTGGTAGGTCGGGACCAACCAGCGAAATCAGGGCAAACTGCTGACCGGGCACAACGGTAAAGTCCTGCTCAAGGAGACCAGCGGAGCTGGAAGCGGAGCGCGTAGTGTCAACGGAGCTGCTCATTTAGAATCTAAACGCTCTTTTACTTTAAATGGCTTTACGCGCTCTGAACAACTCGCTCAAGAGGGACCTGATCGAGTCCTATGTCCTAAAAGGTGCGATTGTGCTGGACATGGGGTGCGGTACCGGTGGTGACTTCCACAAGTGGAAGGCGGCCGGGGTTGAGTTTCTCGTAGCGGCTGATCCGTCAAGGGGATCAATCAACGAAGCCCGCAAACGAGTCACATTTGGGCCATCCTCCTTGAAGTTTGTTGCTGGCGAGCTCGAAAAGACGCCGGAACTCAACTATGACTTTATCTTCTGGAACTTTTCGTTACAGTACGTATTTGACACTGAGGAACATCTCGACCGCACTGTCCGTGAACTGACCAAGCGTGTCCGGCCTGGAACTGTGATAACCGGAGTCATACCCGACTCGCACCGGATATTCATGCTACCCGGAAACTATGAGGATCCCCAAGGAAATCAGGTCATCAAGGGTGCTCTTAGCGGTGCTATCGGCGAGACTGTCGAGTTTTTTGTCAAGGGTGCCCCGTATTACCGCCACGGGCCTATCGCGGAGCCCGTCGCGTGGCGTGACCTGTTCGTGACCAAGATGGAGGCGGCTGGCCTTTTGCTGGCTGAATGGCGACCGTTCAGCCTGCAGTTCACAGGCCTCGTGACGGACCTGTACTCTGTGTTTTCTTTCGTTGCAAAGTAGTATGGGGTGGCTGGTCCTTTTGGTCCTATGGGCCGTGGCCTTGATCGCGGTCTTGACCACTCGAGACAGGGTTCTGACCGAGCTCAAACAAAGGTACCGTAAATTTCTGAAAGTTTTACCAGACAAGTACTCGAGACTAAAAACTCCGGGGATTGTGACGGGAACTTACACCAAAGGAGATATCGGTTCAAACGTAAACAAGGGGGGTGAGATTTACGTTTGTCTCGAGGACTCGGTGAACGACGCCTTTCACGTTCTCTTGCATGAGCTCGCGCACTCGGCAGTCAAAGAGTATGACCATTCGCAGCACTTCTGGGACACTTTCAAGGAGCTGAAAGACCTGGCTGTCTCAAACGGGTTTTACACCCCAGTCGGGACGAAGAATTATTGCGGTAAGCAGATTTCGGACAATTAGCCCTCGAGGTTACGCATCCGACTGACGTTTCGGCGTCCAATTATCTCTTCGACCGGAACCCGACTGGCGTTCGCTAGAGCCTGCTGTTGCTCGTGGTAAAACCCGTAAAGAATCCCCAGGACCGCGACGATACTGATGACCAGCATCCCTATCGTAGCCTTGTACCACTTGGAACTCTTGGACGTCTGCTGGGTGCGCACGTCCTGTATTGCGACCGCAGATGCGGTCATCGCGAGAAGCGCCATGATCAGTGCGGTCCACTTCCAATGGTCCATTATATTAGGCACGGAAATTTCTAGCTGATGCATAAATCCAAATGTACAGTAACAATCCAACTGCCCATAGGACACATACAATTCCTCCCTTTTGCACCGTTCCTGTCGTTTTGTTTACTAGCGCCGAAGATGTTGACATGAGTGAACATGTGAGTGCAACTATAGCGCCATTAGCTATACCGGGATCCATTACTTCCAGCCGTTAAATTATCTAGGAAGTGTGAAAGCACCGATGGTACCAAGGGCCAGAACCACAATCGCCATGATAAACTCCCAGCTCGTCGTGGAGATTGTCCGACCCTTGACTCCGTCATAGATGGTTGCGCTCGCGAGGGCAGACATGCTGAATGCAATCAGGAAAGCAGGTGTACCGATCATTACTCTTAGGAACTAAAATTTACTGCGCAGCTGCCGCCTGTGCAGCAGCCTGTGCAGCCTCCTTTGTTTTCAGGTTTGCCAGAGCCTTTTGCACAGACTCGGCCTGACTCAGCTTGTAAACCGCCCATAGCATAGTCAGTATTCCACAAACAAGACTCATAATGGCGCCATAGTACACAGGCGATGTCTTGGAATCTGGCTTTTGGGTGCGGATATCATTGATTGCTGCTGATGACGCTGATATCAGACAAATTGTCAGCAAGAGCATGAGTACGTCAGCAAACATTACTCTTTGGTGTTATTTTTTTCAGAACCAAGAACACCTCGTCGTCCCAAAATTTACGTTGGATCTCAACCTCCACCTCAGTACCTTCTGGGAGCAACTGAAGTGGAACGAGGCCGACCACCTCGCACCCGAGGACCCGGTTGTACCTCCAGGGGACTTTGATTCTCTGGTTGTCCACCTCGATGTACTTGCGTCCGCCAAAGTCATAAAAAGCCTTGGTAATTTTCATAAATGAATTGGATCCAGACTTTTAAACTAGACAACACCATAGTCGACTACGTATTAGGAAACCTAACAGTTACTCTCGTGGACCAGATAAATTGTATACCAGTTGACATACCGGAGATACCTATAGAAGACTATGCGCGAAAGTATATGGAAAGTTTTAAAGAGTACAACTACTTTATAGAGCTCGATAAGCTTGGTATCAATAAGGAGATGTATCTCGTGTACACACCACCTCGGACATTTCGAAATTGGCAAAGTGTAACCGGTAGGCACTTTACATTTTATATCTTTTTGAATGATTCTGACCTTGTGTACGAATTTTTCGATCCTTTTAGCAGTACAACGAAACGGTTCAAGGCTACGAAAGGACTGGTTGTAATTTTACCTAGCATATGGATGATCGTGGGTCGTCACACAAGCACCAGGACAACTCATGCGATATTTGTAATGGGAAGTATTGGGATCACAGATCTCGACAATGTGCATCAATCTGGAAGTAGCAATGTCAATCCCGAACCCAGTGTGGTTCAGGGGTGAGTGAGGTATACCATAGTCTAGAATTACAGCCCTGTTGTACTTGTATTCTATTACTTGGGATGGTTCAGCCTCTTCGGGATACACCTTGTAAGGGGTTGTTTGAATTGGATCGATGTTATATATAGCCAGCCCGTCAGTACATGTATCTTTAGATAGGTACACCAGAACGTGCCATCCTGCATTTAGTTCATCAGAGTCTACGTGAATGAACGATAGATGTGTGTCACCATGGACGGCACTTCTGAACCTCGAACATACCATCGTCTTGTCGGGAAACATACTGTAAATCCTGTTCATCTGGGTAAATCTAATATTTCTGTCAATCGTATCTCGACCTATGTAGTTTCCGGAAGATATCAGTTCATATTTAGAACTCAAGGCCATGTTCCTTATTTGATCAGGATCCTCGTAAAAGTCGTCGATGATCTTGATCATATATTTTGCGAGTATAATATAAAATGAAGTTTGATGCACTATCGTTTGTACTCGGAATACTACTAATTATTGTTGTGCAGTACATCACGAAACGGCGGTCAGGATACGCAGTTCCGACGTTTGCACCACCGATGACAGTTGAGCAAGCAGGTCAATTGTATCAATCTACACTCGACAAGATTAATCAGGACCTACAGACCCAATCACAAGCCGCAATTCAGGCTGGCAATCCAGCTCAAGCGAAGCAGCTCGGACTACAAGCACAAGAGGCTCAGATGAATCTTGGTTTGGCGTATAACAAATATCTGGTCAGTATCACTCCAGACCATCTTCCGATTCCATCAAAATAAATATCGGTCAAGTGTATGGTTAACGCGGCTCCGATAGTAGAAGATACCACTGCCGCACTTTCAAAAGATTTGGGAACAGACGCATCCAGGGCTGCCGCAGGGGCTGCAGACTCAGCGGCAGCCAAAGCAGCCGCAGGGGCTGCCGCAACAGCCGCAGCAGAAACAGCCGCAGCAGACGCAGCAGAAACAGCCGCAGCAGACGCAGCAGAAACAGCCGCAGCAGACTCATCCAAAGCAGCCGCAGGGGCTGCCGCAGCAGACGCAGCAGAAACAGCCGCAGCAGACGCATCTAAGATGACAGCAACTGATGCCGCAAAATATGCAGGAGTTGCCGCAGCAGCTGGACTTGGTCTGTACACGTACATAAATGCTCAACAGGAAGCAGACAAGAGCAACGGGACACCCAGGACAATCACGAACGTTGTCGCCGGCTCGGGTACGTCTCTAAAGATTTCGTACACCCCGGCGATTCCGATTCTCATGGGTGACTCGCTCAGAATCACTGGTACAACGACAAAGCCAGTATTTGACGGCGTCTACAACCCGGTGTCCGTCCAATCTGTCAGCCAGGTTACGATCGACCCCGGATTTCCAACATCCAATCTTGCAGCGGGGGGGACCATAAACGTCACGACGAGCGTCGGTGCTCAAGCTACTAACGACATCACTACAGCTGGAAAAGATTTGGGAAATGCTACAACTGGTGCCGGAACTGGGTTTCTTTCCGGTATGTTCAATGGTCTGGGTCTAGGAAACCTAAGTGACGCGGCTCGCAAGGGTCTACTGGCAAGTTGTATAATCTGCTGTGTGCTTATGATTGTAGGTGCTATTTACATGCAACTAAGATGAGAGGCCAGCCTTTTGCACAGCCAGGTCAGCAATAGGTGTAGCTTGCATGGCCAATACAGTCGGATTTGCGACAATCATAGTAGCTGCTGCTGCTTTTCCAATACCTTCGATGTCTCCATTGCGCGCGGCATTTATACCTTGTTGTATATGACTTCCGATAGCGCTGTTCTTAAAGTCCGAATCAGAAGTGCTCGGGAACGGTGTGTTCCGTGGGCGTGGGAATACCTTGTAGGATATACCATTTGGTTGTCTAGAATAACTGTCTCGAATTTGTGACTGTATATTGAGTTGGCAAGTACCGACTGCTGTCCTTACCCAACCTTGAGGACAATCGGGATAACATAGTCCATCGGACATGGACTGTCCAGCGGGACAAACACCAACCTCAATCTTGGACTTGATGTCCAGTGGCGTACTCACCGCATAACACATACCAGCGTTTAGGTTGTAACCCGGTGGACATGACGCAGACGCGGGAGTAGTACCTCCACCAGAACATGTGGTGGACGCAACCGAACAGATGTACCAAAACGGTCCTAGACAACATCCCTGTCTTATGTGACTGGGACACCAATTGGTTGTGCATTTCAATGGAGTTGTACACAAAAGACCCGTGTTTGTTGCGCCACTCGGACACGAATAAGAAGGAACCTTTACAAGTGCACCGGTGTCGACTTGTGGCAAGTAACATAGGCCACCATACATCTTGTTCGGACTGATGCAAGCATTTTGACACGTCGATGCTCCGGTGTCTTGGGTACCGCTCGGGCATGAAGATGGTGTGCCGATGCTCGTCTTAGTTTGAGGATTCAGGGTACATGCTCCGGCAGTTCCCACCCATCCATTTGGACAACTTGCGTAGCACATACCGGCAACTGCAGATGTTCCGTCTGTACCCCAGTGGCTGGTGTATCCATTTGAACATACTGGATAGCACAGTCCACCCATCTTCTCTTGTCCACTCGGACAGTTGTCTGATTCGCACAAATATTCACCAATCGCGGTAGCAGTGGCTGCACCTGCAGCCACTCCCACACCACCCGTTCCTACTGTTAACAGTGCACCGATTCCAGTTGCGAGGGCAGCTGCCGGTTCGGAACCGGGTGGACAACCTGCGTAATTATGTGGATCGAATATATTTACCAATGAACGAGTGAACGCGGTTCCGAATATAGTAGATGCAATTTCTTCACCCTTACTGAAAGAACAGTCGCCATTCTTGACACCCTGGTCAGCGCCATATCTGCGACAGTACTGGTCGGACAAATTACATACACCTGTGTCTTGATTGTAGGTCACACCTAGACCTAGACCTTCGCAGTAACTACGCATCATACTAGGAGAAACCTCACATGCATTGTCCTTGGAGTTCCATTCGTAGTATGTCGCGTCACCCGTAAGAGGCCATGGTGCAACACACTGTTGCTTGGTGAACGAACAGTACATGTTCGAAGAAATTGGGTGCTTCTGGTAGACACCGCCGAGTGATCCGCAGAAATCTTGTTGGGCTTGGTCGAAACATGCATTCATGTCAATATTTGCATTAAAGTAATTCTCGTAGTCTGTTTGAGAAGAACCAGCCGGAAGTTTTGTCCGCGTTCCATTTGCCCATCCAGCTTGAATGTCTGCAATTTTTGCTGTATAAATTGCACTCATGCGTGTAATAAGATTAGACTGATACACGTCTGGATCCATCGAATAAGTAGGACCAACAATTACTGGAAAATCCATTCCAGAAAACGCACCAGCAAATGTAGAGTCAAACTCGCTCTTCATTCCGTTAATTAGCTTCATATTAGACATGTCTTTGAACCCTCCGAGGTTAAGACCATCCATTGCACCAGTAAACATGTTGAAACCAATCTCCGCAGCCATTACAAATGGTGCCCCAGGGCCTGTGCTTGCGGCAACAGCTCCTTCTGTCGAAAGTGCAGTACCCTCTTCTGCAGCAACCTCAGCAGCTGATATTCCAGCCTTTTCAGCAGATGTTACCGATGATTGTACACCCCGGGTAACAGCCTTTTCTGATGCATTTTCTCCAACCTGGGCACCTAGACCAGCCAGTACCCGCTGTGAATCTTTTAAAGCTGCATTCTTTACTGCGTTTTGAGCCAATTTTTCTACGGCTGCAGATGCGAGTGACTGTAATTTAGTAGCAATCTGTGGTGAATGTAACAGAGCTTCCCATACCAACTGAGCAGCTAAAGTCTCGTACGTCATCGGATCTTTCAATATACTGACGAGACCTGAACCACCGTTCGTATTCACTGGATTTGCAGTAGCACCCGTCAATGGATTAGCCGGAGCGCCGGATGCGGAAGTACCCGGTTTTGCAGTTGTCGTTGGGGTGCCTGTGGTGCCTTTTGCAGTTGTCGTTGTGGTGCCTGTGGTGCCTTTTGCAGTTGTCGTTGTGGTGCCTGTGGTGCCTTTTGTCGTTGGGGTGCCTGTGGTGCCTTTTGCAGTTGGGGTCACTTGCTGAGACGAACGTTTGAATACAACGAATACCAGCAGTAACACTATAGCTATTACTAGTCCAACTCCACCATACAACCATCTTCGATCCATCCTACTTGTTTACAGAGAAAACTGTACGCTTCTCCTCAAACTCTCGAGCCTCCCCCTTGGACAGTTCGTCGCCCCGAATCTCCGGGCCTGTAAAGGTGACTGTCGAAAGCCGAAAGTCATCAAATGCCTGAGCAACCACCGGCAGCTTCTGTTTTACCACTGTAAAAATCATCTGGGCGAGCTCGCGAATCTCCTGCTGAGCCTCGGGGGCCAGACGAAGCCGCAGGTAGTGCATCAGGTTGTGCAGATCAATCTTCCAGTAAAACTCAGTCATGGTGCTCATGGGCAACACACACCGCGCGAGCTCCCTCGATACACCAGCCGCAAGTAGAGACTCATAAGTCTTGAATGAATTTTCACAACTCTCGGTGTACTTGGAGTACAGAAGCATGAAAGGGTCTTCCAGAACACCCTCAGATCCTTGCTTGTTCACGGACGACTGTCCACGAAATTCCTTTGGTGTCCAGTACTCGTTTGGCACAATTGAGTACCTCGCCGAAAGCTCGTTGACGCTCGCCGTCCGGTGACGAAAGTGCTGCCGGGCCACAAAGATGGGACACTTGATGCGAAACTTGAACTCGACCATCTCGAACGGGGTCGTGTGCCAGTGACGCATGAGGTACCTGATCAGAGCAGCGTCCTCGCTCGCAGTCTTGGTCCCTGCGCCGTACGACACCCGAGCCGCCTGCACGATCGCCGCCTCGTCGCCCATCATGTCAATCAGTAGTGCCTCCATTTACTAGTACAGAAAGTCTCCTCTTAAAGTATGGAGCCGGTGAACCCCGGGACGGTTGGTTGTAATTACAGAAATTCTCAGGAGCCCGGAACCCCGCAGGAGCGTTACTTGCTTGTCGATTCGTCCAAACGAGACACTGGCGCATGGCCGAACGCAAACGCATACGTTCTTCACTTGGTGAACCCAGTCAGGAGTATCATTAAGGTGGACCTCGTATTCGCCGTTGCAAACCTCGTAGCTGGGTCAAACGTCTACGGACTCCTGGACATCGAAGAGTTCCGGTCGCAGTTTGGCGTCTCTGATCTCCGGTCAAACGTCGCCATGAGCACCAGAACCGGTCCTATGGTCCTGAACACATTCGGTGTCTTGCCCATCAATGGATCCACCGAGGTCGTCTGGCAGGAAGGTGGCAACTACAAGTTGTCAGTCGAATTCCAACAGCCCATCGAAAGCATAGATCGTCTAAACATTCGATGGACCGACAAGTATGGTAATCTGTTGAATTTCGGTCCACAAGGAAACCAATTTCTCCTGAGAGTCTACACCACGAGGCTCCCAGCACCCGAAAGCCCCGAAGAAGTCACTGCTGAGCTGCCTCAAAAGAAATGGCCTATGGACATTATCGCCGTCCTGGCGTTAGTACTTTTCATTTTGGTCATGAGCCTCCGGACCTAGGCCTAGCGGCCCTCTTCTGTTAGGCGCTCTAGTGCGCCGTCACCGCGTAGATGGGCGCCTTCGGCTGATCGATGGTGACGTTGAACGCAACCATCTTGGTGAACAGGAACACCACGATGGCCAGCACCGTGGTCAGGAGTGCCGTGAACAGGTAGTAGTTGCCGCTGTTCTTGTTGACGTTGATTACCAGCGAGATGATGTACCGGACGACATCCATCCATGCGATTGCTGAAGCGAAGCTAAAGCCCGCCACGATTGCGTTCAGGGACTGAGACTCTACCATCGTCGCGATGTTCATCAGAGAGGCCATTTATATTTGAAGAGAAAAGATTTCCCGAGGAGAGAATTTGCAATTCTCCCCCCTCCTCAGCCCAGTCATCGTCCGGCTGAAGCAACTCTGCATACTTTACCTTTGGCTTGAGCTCCTCAAACTCGAAAAACTCCTCCTTGAAAGGAGCGAGTCTCTTCATATCCCTACTAAACCCGACTCCTTTTATCGATTGCATCTTTCAGCATCCGCTCGGCTGGATTCTCCGGCTCCCACGCTTCCCACGTGTCCTTGGCCTCGTTCATCCGGAGGCACCAAGTGTCCTCCCCTGTGTACCTTGTGAACGGGTCTTCTGATTCCTCAAAGGACTCGTCAGAGTCCGAGTCCTCGTAAATCTCTGGGAACATGCTCTCTGTAATCTGACCGAGCACGTTCCGAGCGGCAAACTTCATTCCATACTCCATGTCCTGAGCGGTGACACACGACCGACCGGACTGCTTGCAGTAGTGAGCGGCGAGCACGACGGAACTCTCTAGGACTGGTATCAATAGCTTGGTAGCCTCTTTGATCAATTCCGACTGCATTTACAAATTGTCAAAGAGTAACGAAGCGTCGTTTCCGCGCACCCTGAGTGTATTAAGGCTCAGGGCATACGTCCGCAGATATGTGTATCCCGATCCCTTGAGAGTCACGTACTGAATTCTCGAAAAGTTTACGCCGCCTGAAGGCATGTCGTCCTCTGGCCGGAGGCAAAAGGAATAAGTAAACACTCCGAGGGGGTTACCGGTGTGATACACAGAAGGCTGTATGTACTGGAAGTAGTCGCCTGTGTCTTTGAATTTTGGAACCGAGTTGAAATCGAGTTCGAGCTTTTCTAAAACATCTGCAACAAAGATGAGCTCCTTGACCACGTTACGAAACCCCAAAATGCCCGGTTCAGCCTGGTACTGAACCTGAGTAATATGGTAGTCGCCGTCGATCGGCAGAGTGTCGTAGATCCAGTCAGCCTTGAGAGTTCCCGTTCCAGTCATTCGAAACTTGGTACCCAGAATCACCGGAAAGAACTCGGGGACAGGGAGCATGGTGACATTCGGAATGGTCTTTGACGCCGGGTTCCTAAGGGCCCAGTGGATCGCCAGGTACTCGGCTGACCATCGCCAGACGAGAGTGTCTCCGACGAAAACCTCAAAGACATCGCCCGTCCAGTTTTCGATCCAGAGCTTGAATATCCTGGTGCCATGGTTAGGAACGGTGTAGAAACCGTCCACGTCCTTGTCAATAACTATCGGCTGATGTGACCACAGGGTCTTTTTGGCAAAGACTGCATAAAAACCCGTACCACCCGACGGGCTAGAGTTTACAATGTCCATACTTGTAGGCGAGAAAGGCTACCGGGACCACCTAGCGAGCCCACTGGTCCCGGGACCACATAGCGAGACGGCGGAGCAGACGAGCGCTAGCGAGACCGTCCCACGAACACGAGACCGCCCAGACCCTCCTTGATCCGTAGCACGTTGAGTGTCTTTGCAAAGACTGTCGCCGGTCCTGTGGTTTCCAAGTAAAGTACCTGTTCCCTGATGCGGCTCATGTTCACATAGGGCGCCAAAGGAAGTACCGAGACTCCGGTCGTAGGCGTCCTAGCGTGCGTCCAGTACGGCACGAGCACCTGTAGGTACTCCGAGTCCATGCGACTCTTGGAGTACCCGTTCAGAAACAGCTCGGCACTAGAGACATTGCTCATGAAAAGCTCCGTTGTGGGCCCAGTCAGATACAAACGATAAAAGCCATTGGAGAGCCCGGTGGTGGTCTGAATCTGCGTCACTACATAGTCCAACTGACTCTGAAGGTACCATTGGCGCTCCTGAGGCCCTAGAAGCACAGTGTCAACTATCGTAGAGACAAAGAGATTGGTTGGGTCGACCGGTGGTTCAGTGTCCTGGACCGTGACCGTGGGCCCGAAAATCTTGATGTACCTGCCGTCGTAGTAGCACGCCGTAAACTCGCCTGTGTAGCTCGGCGTCAGAAACAGTGTCGAACCTCGCTGGACTTCAAACACATTTTTAGAAGTTGCAAAGACCGTCTGATTGCCATAGCTAAACAGACTCACAGGAACGTCCGGAAAAAAGAATGTCTCGGACCAGCTCGCTGTGTTTATGGAATAAGGATCCAGGACTGCACTCGTCGCAGTGTTTGACAGATAGTACTGAACACCGTTGAGCATCACGAGACTCGAGAACGATCCCGGAACACTGAACGAGCTCGCAGTCCCATTGGTCACCACCACAACGTTACCGGTCGTCGCCGGAACGCCGTACAAAGTGGACCCGTCCTGGTACACAGAGAATACATCTGATGAAGTTCCGATTGGAATTGTCTTGGTTAGTGTCTGCACCACATTGCTCGTACCGAAAAAGTAAACGTCGTCAGTCACGATGGATGCTTGAACTCCCGGTACCAAATGGGGCACACCGACAGATTGTACTCCGTAGACTGTCGATCCGGACTGCGTCGCGGCGACAATTACGTATCCTGGGCCCGTGTTGTACGTCGAGCCAGTTCCTCCAAATGAGCTTCCACCCACGCCAGCATCTCCTCCGTAATAGCCACCGCCGCCACACGGAACGGTCACGCTCACCGTGATGTATCCTTGGCCACTGTTCGTGGCGGATCCCTGGGGATTTCCGTTGATGCTGAACGAAGCACCTCCACCGCCGCCGCACCCTTGGCCATCGGAACCACCGGCACCACCACCAGAGTACCCACCGGCACCACCACCATCACCACCGTATCCGCCTCCGCACCCGCCGCCTCCAAAGCCTCCGGCGACACCAGACGCCGTAGAGCCGAAACCTCCGTTCAGGAATGCGCTCGGACCCGAACCCCCGTAGCGTCCTGACGACCCGTTTCCGGAGTAGCCAGCGCCACAGTCGCCCCATACATAGGCAAAGTTACCAGCCGGCGTTCCTCCTGCGCCGTTGGTTCCACCCGTGCCCGCGCCCCGGCCAGGACCGTCGTCGTTCCATCCTCCGCCGTTCTGTGCTGTCGTGCCGGCGACTCCGTTCACTGTTAGGTTTGCAATTCCCGAAGTCTCGTAGCCGATGCCACCGCCTCCACCAGCCACGAACAGAAGCGTCGAAGTCGTCAGGTTGTAAACGAACGATCCCCCGCAACCACCCGAAACTCCTCCGGATAGTGATCCAGCCTGGCCCACTAGCATCGCAATCTGGTGACCTTGGGTCAAAGACACCGAGTCTGTTAGAACAAATCCGTAAGAAGTTTGGACAGAGTTTACCGAGTATGGATTGGTCATGCCTGCGCCGGCGACTGTAAATGAGTACGTTCCGGTCACAGGAACAGTCCAGAGCCAAATACCCCCGCTCGAATTCAGTGACCACGTGCCAGCAGAAAATGTGCCCGAGTTTACGTAGGATTGCCATGCGGAAGGAACGGTCGATCGCATCTGGCTCAGGCTCGGTCCTGTTGGACCCGTGGTACCGGTGAATGTGAACGAACCGAAGCTGTACAGCCCACCTGTCGTGGTGATTCCGCCGCCACCGAACCCACCACCGCCCTGCCCGCCGTGCAGAAACGAATTCGTCGAAGGTCCGTCGGTCGAGAAACCGGCACCCGAGTTTCCCTGAGTTCCGATTCCGAAAATCGCGTTGCTGACCGTACCTCCGCCGCCGGCTACGATCAAAGGGGTATTCCCCAGAGCGACAAACGTTCCTCCAGCTCCGAGTGTACCGGACTGCTGGCCGACGAGTATAGACACAACCTGACCCTGTGTCAAAGAAAACGAGTTGGACACGATGGTACCCAGGCCCACGGACGAAGCACCAGCGGCTGTAATTGTGTATGTTCCAGTGAAAGGCACCGTCCAGTACTGGATTCCAGCAGTCAGCACGAGGACATTTGCTGTGCCGTACCCTGGTGTGCTCGCTCCGTAGGTGATGCTCGTTGGGCCTGCGGGACCAGTGGCACCCATGTTTGTAAAGGTGTACGGCAGAATCATGTTATACAGACCAGAGACACTCGCGAATTGCGAGAATGAAACGTAAGAAGTGAGATTGCCCACGACAACCGATCCTGATTGTGTATACAGATACGTCGCGTTTGAAAACACATTGGTGGTAGCCACCGTGTAGTCCGGATAAATCTTGGTGACTCCAACCGACCCAGAAGTATAGTAATTGATGCCGTCGGTTGCAAGCTCAAATGACTTGGGAACCGGCACCGAGGTCGAGGAACCGGTCGAAAGGTTAAAAATGTACAGTTGCGAGCCGAGCATCACCAGGTTGTTGTTGTTGAAGAGCGAGTCTACCAGGGGGCTCAGGCCACTTGTCAAAACTGAGCCCGTTGTGAAGTTTACGAGGTTCGATCCCTCTACTGCGTAGGTTCCAATGAGACCGGTCAAGGGAACTGCCCATGAACTTTCTGTGTATGGTCTAGGTGAAAAGCTGAGCACGTTTGATCCGGTGTAAATCTGGGTTCCTGCATTTTGCATGATCGTGAACGACGGACCTTTGATTGGACCCCACGCCCAGTTTGTCGTGTCAAAGGTCCATATATTTGAACCGTGCGTCAAGATATTTAGGAACCTGCCGTCAAAACAGGTGCCAGTGATTGGAAACGTGTTTACAAAAGGGTATCTCGATCCGTTTACAGTCACATTGGACATTTCGATCGCCACAACGTTCGAGTTGATCGTGGTTGCAAATTCCACTCCTCCATAAGGCCAGTTGGTAACGGTGAACACTCGCGTGTCCGTGGTGAAAGTCACAAGATTACTCTGGGAATAGATCCAAAGCGTGTTTCCTGCTAGAGTAGAGACTGGACTGCTCAGATTCACCGGACACGTAAAATAGGAGTATGGGCTCACGAACAGAGCCGTGATTGGCAATACGCCACGACCGGGGTAAAAGTAGCATGCGGTACTCCCCACGGCTGAGAATGTAAAAGCATAAAGGGTCTGTGTTGTGCCGGAGGTCCATGAATTCGACACGTCAAATGGAAGATTCGGGTCGTATGTGTAATAGTTTATGTACAGTCCAGCAAATGCAAACTGGATCTTTCCGGAATTGTCCAGCCCTATGGACACGGGCGCAGCCGGCACTGGAGATCCACCTGCCTTTGGCTGGTAGTACTTGACGACCAATGAATTGACGGTTGTGCTCGCCGAAACCTGTGCCAGCCATGTCCCATTGCTCGGTGCGAAATAAGAGTATCCCCCGTAAACGAATACACACGAGAACTGATTGGGTGCCGAGTACACGTTCGAAATGCCAGGGGTCACGAGCCAGAAACTGGTACCAGCGAATATGACTGAGCCATCTGCTGTCAGGCTACTCGCAACCGCAGTTCCGGTCGCTACAGCCACGGTGCCTCGCCCTATGACGTTAACGACCGTGCCGTTCGAGACGAACGTCCCGTACTCCGACTCGGCTATCGCCACGGCTCCCGGGACCGTGGTCGCGCTGGAGGAGCTCGTACCGTTGAAAATCTGAAGAGCACCTGTCGCGGTGTTTGCTAGGTAGACATTTCCAGACAGGAACGCCTTGTCGAATGTTCCGAATGAAGTCGAAGACACATTGGTAGCTGTGTCCACATTCACGAAGAGCGTCCCGTCATTCTTGCAGAGCCACGGACCAGCAAACATCGGAATGAGACCAGTCTGCGCAAAGGTCACTGTGACATTGGAGTACCCAGTCGAAGTCACGAACCAATCCTTGTAGGCTGCAAGGGCCCCAGAGACGGTTTGTGTAAACAGCACGTCAGCGTTTGCAAAGTTGTTCGATGCTTCGTAATAGCACGTCAAAGTGTTTCCTGAAGACGGAACAGCCCATACATTCGAACCGTAAATGTACAATGCGGAATTCTCCTCAGCAAAACCATTAGTTGCTACAACAGATCCGAATGTAACCAGTTCCGTCCGGCTAAACGGCGCGCCGTGAGTATACATGTAAATACCCGCAGTAGTTACGAGCTTTCCGCCATAGCCACCGTATGAAAAACCATGGCTGAAATAAGTTCCATTGCAATAGACGTTCCCCAGGCCAATATCAGAAGGCAATACGTACAGGTTGCTCTGAAACACCGCGAGATCCGCGAACGAGCCGGTGAGATGCGTAGTCGACTGTGCACCAATGTCCACGAGGTTGCTCCCGTTGACAAGAGCAAACACGTTACCGTTGAAATAAGTAGTGGCATTGATTGTACCCGAAGGCAAATAGGCACTTGCCGAATAGTACAAAGGACTCGGTGCCGTTGTGTCCAGGCGCCCGAGGGTTCCATCGCTCCACGAGACCCATACGTTCGAACTGGTCGCATTCATGTCCACCGGGCTCTTGCCTGACACCGGTAACGAGGTACTCGAGGTGCTGAGTCCCGCGTAAAGGTTCGAACCGTCCAAAAAGTAAATGTCCTGGCGAGACATGAGCGGAACACTATTGAAGGTCATGGGATAGACGTCCAGGCCTACGTAAATGTCTCCGGAAGTCACACTATATATGTTGCCAGAGTAGTTTCGTGCCAGGTATCCGAAATTCTTAGGGAATGGTTTCCATACTGAAGCCTGTGCGAAATAGTCACCGTTGGGATTCACGGTGTAGACTGCTATGCCATTTGACAGGTAGATGTTGGTGCCGTCGTAACATGCGGTCGTATAAGTGTCCGAAGTGCTTGGAGGGGCGATGTAACTTGTTCTTATGTTCGTGAGTTCGCTTGTGTCCACCACGGTGACGGTGCGGGTCGAGTAACTCAGCAGTGGAAAAAGATACAATAAAGATCCAACGAATACTGCTGCATTTGAAAACCCAGCTTGAGGTGCCTGTATCGCGTACACGCCCCGAACAGACGGGTTGTAAATAACAAGACTTGTTGGGCCAATGATATAAACCAGTCCGTTGAGGCTCATAATCTTGGTGAAAACTCCAGGACAATCGGAAAACGGACTCGTGACAATGGTCGACCCAGACAATGGCGAGTACTGAACATAGCCGTTTGCCACGAGGTTGCTTGCAAAGGCGTAAACGTATGCACCGTCGGTGTAACTCCCGATGCTCGGCTGCAACGAGAGACTCGTGATGCTCTGAGATCTTCCAGTGGTTGTGTAAATGATACCAGCGTCAGAAGCCACCAGGGAATTTGTGGAAGCCGTAAGGTTACCCTGGAGGGTACTCGTGTAATAAGTGATGTTGAAATTCGTGGGGTTTACGGATCCGATGAGCCCGGATGAGAATGTGGTGACAAACTGTCCATCAAAACTCGCGGACTGTACATTAGCCGAAAAAGGAAACCTCATATGGCTTCCTGAGTCGCTGAACGAGCCAAATGTGTCGTAGACGTACACATTCGACGCAAAGGTGTACACGTACTGACCGTCGAAGAAACACTGGCTCCAGTTGGATTCCGTAAATGTCACGGTTGGAATGGACACGGGACTCGGTGCGATGATGAACAGTCCTCCTGAGTACAATATGGCAACGTCAGCAAAAACCTTGGGACCGCTCGAGACAGTACAAGTAAATCCGCTCGATCCCGTGACACAGAACGCGGTCACTGTCGAGGAAGTGTTGCCCGCTACAACATAGTAATTGGGAAGGTTATAAGTAAAAGTCAGATAGTTTGTCGGAGCAGACGATAATTGTGTGCCCGAAAAGGCATAGACTCCGTTGGGACCGGCGACATAGACATTCGAAAGCACAGTGGTTGCGCATGTGACGTTACACGCCAGGGTTCCAACGGTGACCGATAGACCACTGAAAATAGTGTAGGAAGATCCAGAAAACACGTAGACATTCGAGCCATTCACAGCCATTGCGGTGGGGTTTGAGACTGGCCCGACGTAGTTCCAAGTCTCAGCAAACTCGACGAGCGCGTTTGCAGTCACGTAGTAGTTTTGACTCAAAAAGAGCGGAGGTCCCCACGGTGTCTGATACATCTGGTAGCTCGAAGGGCTGGACATGATTGCGATTCCGGTGGGAACAGCCGCGATGACGAACGACTGCCACTCAGACACCGCGTAGGCCCCAGGGAACGGGTACCCCGTGGGATTCCATGCTGCCGTATCAGACACCTGAACAGTGCGGTCGCTAAAGACCCAGAGCTTGGCACCAAGCAGCGTCATAGCGGTCACGGTTGGAATCTGTGACACACTCAGGTCGTACATCTGTGATCCTTGCCAGATGTTTGACCCGCCTACACAGTACACGTTCGAGTTGTCGGTCCCAATTATCGTGCCGCCTGGCACCTGGTAGCTTCCGACAACAGACCCATTGGTGTACTGTTGGACCGCTGATGAAGGTTGTTCAACATGACCAGAGAATTGTAAAGTCCCGATACACGCATAAGATGCGGTACTAGCCAGAACCACTACGGCAAACCATGAATAGGCACCGGACACACTCCTGGATATCAAGTTGTTTCCCGGGTCTACAACGTATGTACAATTGTCGATGAGGTTCCATGACGATCCGGTGTTCGACCCGAGTAGGACCCAGTGTGTAGGTGAGTTGTATGTGCGTTCGTAGGCGAGTACGTACACACTGAGGTACACCACCGAAGGCAACTGTACAGTGACCCATTCACCAGAGTATCCTCCTAGATTCGCAGTTCCGGTGTAAGAACCCGAATAGTTTGAGCCTGTTGAATACCAACCATGAGTATTTATAAAAATGTTGCTGGCCGATGATGCATTTGAAGACGCGTTAGCCGTAAAATCAGAATTGGGAAAGTTCTTAAAGGATGACAAGGCGTTAGCAAAAGGTCCTAGAACATAGTCTGAACCCTGACAAAATACCGCACCGGTAGGTGGTCCTGTGCCTGTGATTGACCAATTTGCCACTATGGCCCAGTATGTAGAGGTGAGCACAACGAGACGAAACGTAGCAAAGCTCTGACTGGTTGCGATTGGTGTTGTACCGTTTACAACGTTGGCCAGAAGGGTCCATGAAGATCCGGTCCAACCCAGAAGAACACCAGTCATGGGTACCGGATACAGTGTACCTTGGACGACTACACTAGGAGATATGTACATGGAACTGGGAACAATGGGATTCGGCATGGTGATGCTTATCCATTCTCCAGCGTAGCTAGCCGTCGTGACCGAACCGACGTACTGTCCACCGGCTGTGTAATTTTGAGACGTTTGCCAAAATGAATCACCAAATGCAAATTTGGCTCGAGAACTGGAATCATTGCTCGAGTTCACAGTGTAACCGTCCAGAGTGTACGGACCGGTCCCGGTCGCAGCAAAAAGATCAATCAGAGGCCAGTTCAATTGAGATGTTGTCACGGCAAAGTTTCCTAGGGCTGGCTGCTGCACAGCTGAAAAGGGGGCAATGTTCACCAGAATCTCAACCGTCTGGTTCTGTAGAGCACACACGGGCAGTGCGTTGAACGAAAATGGCACCTTGATGTAACAGTCTGCGTCTGATGTGCTGATGACTGGCACTTGGTACAGGTTGGACAGGCTCGCTTGCTGTTCGTTCGGCACGTCAAGGTCATTTATTATTTGAAGATACTGGTTAGGTATCGTCTCGATGAGTTGACCACCGATGTAAAGCTCGACCGTCTGGATGAGTTCGAGGGCGGACGAGGCTGGGTACGTCTCGAAAGAGTTTGAGTTTGCGAGGGACCAGCCACTCGCATAGTAAGTGAGCTCGGAAGCTCCGGTAAAGGCCCATAGGTACACCTGACCCAGGCCTTGAACCTGCTGCACCTGCTGGTAATTCTTGAATCCCCAGAAGAGTGCGTGCGAAAGGTCCGTGAACCCGATCCAGGCCGGGCCGGAGGAATTGGAGAACTGAAAGCTCTCTGGACCAAGGCTCACGACAGTCGGAAGCCAGTTTGTGTCGAGCTGCGAAAAGTACGTCTTGAGGTTGCGCCCAAAGTAGCTCGCAAAAGGGAAAAACCTGGCATCAAGGTACCAGAATCTAGGACTTTGTATCGGGTCGGGATACACGAGCCCCGTGCCCGCCACTGACGCCAGGGCCGGCAAGGTGATCCGAAGAGTCACGGACCTCACGAGGTCACCTGCTCCGGAAATGTCACAAATCTGCGAGGTTCCAAAGGCTGTTCCGGTGTCCTTGAACGGCACCTCGAGCGAGTTGGTGAGATACGGTGTGTGCTTTTTCAAAATGACCCTAAAAGAACTTGTCGTCGGATTTCCTGTGAGAAACTCGTCTTGCAGGCCCTTGGCGGCGAGCTGTACTCGACCCGCCATTCTATTAGGTTGTACGTAAAATATCCGAGACATTTTTGACACTCGAAAGTATGAGCAAGGTGCTACAGCTGAAGAAGTTTGACCCGAGTAAAATGGGAAATGACAAGGTTTGTTTGTTCATTGGCAAGCGTGGTACAGGCAAGTCGACCCTTGTGATGGACATTATGTATCACAAGCGAGGCATCCCCACTGGAATCGTCATGTCTGCGACCGAGGAGGGGAACCACTTCTACGGCAAGTACGTACCGGACCTGTTTGTGCACACGAGCTACAACCGCGACGTTCTCGAACGGGTCATCCAGGCGCAAAAGGATCGCCTGATGCGCAACGGCCGGGTCGACCCCGTGTTTGTGCTCATGGACGACTGCATGTACGACCGAAGCTTCACCAAGGATGAGTGCATCCGACAGCTCTTTATGAACGGACGGCACTGGAAAATCTTCTTTGTCCTGACTGCCCAGTACTGCATGGACCTTCCTCCGTCGCTCCGCACGAACGTGGACTATGTGTTCATCCTGAGGGAAAACGTCATCAACAACCGCGACCGTCTGTACAAGAGCTTTTTCGGTGTCTTTCCCACCTTTCACATGTTTCAGGAGGTGATGGATGCATGCACCGAGAATTACGGCTGTCTGGTCCTGGACAACACGAGCAAGTCGAACAATATAGACGAGTGCGTCTTCTGGTACAAGGCTGACCTCAGGCCTCCGTTCCGGATCGGGTCCCAGGCGTTCTGGAACTTTCATCAAAAGAATTACAACCCGAAGCACTTTCAAAAGTCTGCCCAGCCCGAGCTCAAGAAAAAGGGACCTGGGCTTATTGTGAAGAGGGTCTAGAGTGTGGTCCGCGGAACACGAGCGCCTAAAAAATTCAAGCTCCAGGTATGGAGCAAATGAACATGAACGACGAACTGGCCGGTGCAACGATCATCCAAGCGGAGGCCCCCGCAGATTCTTTTCCCGATAAAGAACAAATGGCAGAGTTTTCCACCTCCATTCAGGACATTATGGACAAGGACGCACCTCAGATGAACATCAGCTCGGACGCACCCGGGACGCAGGGGCCGGTTCCTAAGTGGGCCAAGAAGTACCCGCTGGGCCTCAACTACAAGCAGGTTGAGGCTCTGATTGCCGGTCTAGCTGGCGTCCTGGGCACCTCGGAGGCTGTTCAGTCCAAGCTGGCCTCGAGCCTGCCCCAGTTTTACTCCGACTCGGGCAAGATTTCAATGACGGGCATGGCTGTCATGGCCCTCGTGGTTGCCGTCATCTTTTACTTTGCCAAGCAGTTTCTGCTGAAGTAGGGCGTCTTGGGGGTCCTGCCATCAGCTTAGGGGTCCTGCGGACCCTCCAAGGCGCCTTAGAACTTTCAGAACCTAAAAATATATGCTGACAGCATCAGGGTACGTGACGGATGCGAATCCTGACTTACGAAGAATTCTTACTGTCAGACCCAATTTCGAACCCGGTAGACCACCGCCCCCTTCTTTCAAAGTCTTTCGAGCAACCGAGAGACACCTTTGCGTCCCTCAGTATTTTGGCAAAGATCGCCTCGGCCAATCTCCGGTTGATCGACGTGCTGAGCCAACTCGGACGAATGTCCAGTTCGTTGGCCAGCTACGAGAAGACCTGTGCCAGAAGACAGCGGTCGCATCATTTCAAGGCTCTGGCGGAGTCATCAGCCTACCATGCGGGTACGGCAAGTCGATCGTCGGACTCGCTATCGCCGCGATGCTAAAAACCCGAACCATGATTGTGGTCCACAAGGAGTTTCTCGCGGACCAGTGGGTCGAGAACATACGCAGGTTCTGCCCGGGTGCATCCATCGGGCGTGTCCAGGGTGACGTGCACGACATTGAGCACGACTTTGTCATTTGCATGATTCAGACACTGTGCTCCAGAGAACACCCGCCAAAGGCGTTCGAGTCTATCGGGCTCCTGGTCGTGGACGAGGCTCACCACGTGTGCGCCAAGGTGTTTTCACAGACTATGTTCAAGCTGTGTCCCAAGTGGACCCTCGGTCTTTCGGCGACGCCCGAGCGCAAGGACGGACTCACTAGGCTCCTGCACTGGTTCCTCGGTCCGATGCTCTTCCAGACTACCAGAAACTCTACGGACGTCGTCGTTCAACCAGTCGTCTACGCCGGTCCGTTCCCTGATCCGCCCAAGGATCTACCGACGGCGATCACGGACCTTACGAGAATTCCAGAGCGTAACAAGCTCCTGACTGACACGATCAGGGACCTGTTGAAAACACCGAGAAACATACTCGTGCTCACGGATCGCCGAGAGCACTGTCACTTTTTGTTGAATGAGTTCCCAGATGCTGGACTTTACATAGGTGGCCTTGCCCGCGAAGCGCTCGAGGAGGCTGCTACAAAAAAGCTCATCGTGGCTACATTTTCACTGGCCCAGGAAGGACTGGACATTCCAAAGCTCGACACTGTAATCTTCGCGACGCCAAAGTCGGACATTGTCCAAGCGTCGGGGAGAATACTCAGGTCCAAGGGGAACTCTCCGTTGGTCATTGACATCGTGGACCACTGGAACGTGTTCTTCGCCATGTTTTCGAAGCGCAAGGGTCACTACCTAAAAATGGGGTTTCGATTCCCGGGATCCGGCTGTCTTCTCTAGAGAGTCAGGAATACAATCGCAATGATGTAGACGATCAGAAAGTGACTCATGTTAATTTGCTGTATTGGAGGTTGCCAGGCTGGCCGTGGCCTTTCCATTTCCAGTTCGCAATAAGGCACCATTTATTTAGGGCTGTGAAAAGAACCTGGTCCCGGGTCCTCTAGATCACAATCTCCGCCTTCTTCTGACGGCGCCGCTTCTTGCCCCCGCTCACTGTAATGTCCTTGACATCCCCGCTCTCTGTGGACACGAGATCGGAGAGGTCATCTGAAACGCTTGGCGGTGGTGGTCTAGAGCTCACTGGATTGCTCAGAAGCCCTGGTGGAATCATCTGAGCCATGTCGATCCCTGGTCCGCGCATCTCACGACGACCGTCAGAGGG